AAGCGAGACCCCGGGCGCTGCTTCCGACGTGCCGGTTTCCGCCCGGTTGGACACACGGCCGGCGGGCTAATCGCGCTGCAACTACGGTCCGGCGACTTCCCTCCCGCCACGCAGGCACGGCCGCGATTCGCGCACGGACAAGGCGATCTGTTCGACGGCACCGGGTGGGCCGCCTGATGCTCGACCTCGAACTCTGGCTGATGGGCACCCCCGCCGACCTCGACGCCGCCAACCATGTGCCGATGCGGTGACCGTCGATGCCTAAGCAGATCCAGCACAAACGCGCTACGGACAAGGTTGCCTGTTCGACGACATCGGGAGGTCTACGTGACTGAGTTCCCGTACGTGTGGGTGTGGCGTCACCGCACCGCCGAATCCCCGTATCCGCGGGTGAAGGTGCCCTGGTTCGGCGACGGAGTCGACCGCACCGGACAACGGTGCCAGGTCGTGTGCCGCGGCACGATGAACTCCGCTTTGATCAAGTTCGTCGATGGTTTCGCGGTTGTGACCAGCCGCGGCGGACTCCGCAAGGCGCCAACAACTGGAGATACACGATGAAGTTTCGCATAGAACGTGACGCGCTCGCCGACGCCGTCGCGTGGGCGGCGAAGAGCCTACCGAGCCGGCCGCCGGTGCCGATCCTCGCCGGGGTTCTCATGCGGGTCGCCGACGGGCGACTACAGGTCTCCGGATTCGACTACGAGGTCTCCAGCCAGGTCACCATCGACGTGCAGGCCGACGCCGACGGGGCCACGCTCGTATCCGGCCGCCTGCTCGCCGAGATCACCAAGGCGTTGCCGGCGAAACCGGTCGACATCGCGGCGGTCGGCGCCCACCTGGAACTGGTCTGCGGCAGCGCCCGGTTCACCCTGCCGACCATGCCGGTGGAGGACTACCCGACGCTGCCGAAGATGCCAGCCAGCGCCGGCACCATTGACGCGGCCACCTTCGCCACCGCGGTACAACAGGCCGCCGTCGCCGCCGGCCGCGACGGAACGCTGCCGATGATGACCGGCGTACGGATCGAGGCGAACGGATCCACCCTCGCCATGCTCGCCACTGACCGCTACCGCCTCGCCCTGCGCGAGATCGAGTGGCGGCCGGACGACCCGGACGTCAGCCTCAACGCCCTCGTTCCGGCCCGTACCCTCGCCGATACCGCGAAGACCCTCGGCCCGCTCGGTGGCGAGGTGACCATGGCGCTGGCCCACGGCAGCGCCGGCGAAGGAATGATCGGCTTCTCCGGCGGCACCCGGCGCACGACCAGTCGGCTGCTCGACGGCGGCAACTACCCGCCGGTGCGCTCGCTCTTCCCGGCGAGCCACAACGCCGAGGCCCGGGTTCCGGTTGCCGCGCTCGCCGAGGTCGTCAAGCGGGTGGCCCTGGTCGCCGAGCGCACCACACCGGTCCTGTTGAGCTTCGGCGAGGACGGCTTGGTGGTCGAGGCGGGCGGGTCGGAGGACGCGCGCGCCTCCGAAGCGATGGAGGCAGGGTTCACCGGAGAGCCGCTCACCATCGGCTTCAACCCGCAGTACCTGCTCGACGGCCTGTCGGCGCTCGGCACGCCGACGGTGGTGTTCCACATCGTCGACGGGCACAAGCCAGCCGTTCTGGCCGGTGCCGAAGACGGCGACGAACCCGACCTCGGATACCGGTATCTGATCATGCCGATTCGGGTTAGCCGATGAGCGGCGTAACCGCACACCCGGCCGTGACGGCATACGCCTGCGCCGGGATCGTCGATGACATGATGCAACCCGACCCCGGTGACGCTATCGGCGTGGCCGCGGCCAAAGCCGTCTGCAACCGCTGCACCAGCGTCAGCCGGTGCCTCGACGACGCCCTCAGCATGGACAAACCGGATGGTGTGTGGGGCGGCTACACCGGCGACGAAATCAGGTGGATCAAAGCTGGGATCAGTCCTGAGCCGTGCATCGACTGCGGAACTTCCATCGTGCCTAGGACACGGCACCAGCAACGTTGCGGCGTATGTTCCGCTGTCATCCACGTTGCCGTCCGGAAGAAGGCGGCCGAACCGGTTCGGCATCCGTGCGGCACCCTCGCCGCGCTGCTCCAGCATCAGGCTGCCGGTGAACCGATCGACGACGACTGTGCGGACGCCCACCGGAAGCAGATAACGCAACGTAACGCACGTAAACGCCGATCCAGGTCTGTCCATAAACCGGGTATGCCCGCCGCGAGGCAACGTTCCCACGCTGTGGTCTGACATCACACAGGAAGGACCGAATATTCATGGCTGGAGAGATCGTCATCACGGTTGTCGGGAACCTCTGTGACGACCCCGAGCTGCGGTTCACCCCGTCCGGTGTGGCGGTGGCGAAGTTCCGGGTCGCTTCCACACCACGCACCTTCGACCGTGCCTCCGGTGAGTGGAAGGACGGCGAGCCGACGTTCCTGTCGTGCACGGTGTGGCGGCAGCCCGCCGAGCATGTCGCCGAGTCGCTTCAGCGTGGCGCCCGGGTCATCGTGACCGGCCGGCTGCGTCAGCGCTCTTACGAGACGCGTGAGGGTGAGAAACGCACCGTGATGGAGGTGGAGGTCGACGAGGTCGGCCCGAGTCTGCGTTACGCGACGGCGAAGGTGCAGAAGATGATGCGTTCGTCGGACGGGTCTGGTCGTACGCCGGCTGGTGGCACGTCTGACGATCCGTGGCAGGCGCCGGCTGCGGCTGGTGGTGGGCCGACCCGCGGCGATTTCGACGCCGAGCCGCCCTTCTGATCCATGTGCCGGGGCGGCTGTCTGGTCGCCCCGGCATCCGTTCATCGACGATCGGGGATGCTGATGTTGCCGGGTGGTGTGACGTGAACAGGTCAGGGATCAGTCTTCTTCTTGACGACGTTCCTGACAGAAACCATTCGGGATACGTGTTCCCGGGTGTAACCGGTCCGGCGGGCCGCCTCGGATTTCGACATCCCCGCTTCGACGGCCTTAACCGTCGCGTCGATCAACTGTTCATGCAGTGCCTTGAGCTTGGCCTCCGTCCGGTTGTACTCGCGTGCGACTGCGTCGAGAGTCAGCGACTCCGGAGTCTCTTGCGCTTGGCGCGGTCCGCGGGGCACGTTCCGCATTGTCGCACACCCGATGTCGCGACCAGATGTCATGGACACGGATTGCGGCTTTCCGGGTGACCGGTATGTAATCTTGATTCGCGATGACATATAGTGATCGTACATCACGTGGCGGATATGGGGAGGCGGCTGGTGGTCACCAGGTGGGAGGTGGAGAAGGCGGTGGGTACGTCACGGCTGGAGCCGATCGGCCGCGTCATCATGCTCACGCTGCTGACGCTGACACGGTGGGAGACGGCCGAGATACCGCCGACGTATGCCCCCACGTTCACTGACCTGGAGCGGTTGACGGGGTGTTCCCGGTCGACGCTGACGGAGTGGATGAAGGCGCTGAGCGATGCGGATTGGGTGTCGCGGAAGTCCTTCCCGGGTGAGTCGAGGCCCGGGTTCGTGCTCGGGGTCGGGTCTGCGCAGTTGGTTCGGCCGATCCGGGAACGAAAGCCCAAGAATGCCAAGCGTCAATCTCCCGTACCGCCAGGCGGTACGGCAGGCTTGCCTGACGAAACGGCAGGCAAAGAGAAAAACATCGATGAAGCGTACCGCCTGGCGGTACAAGACGAGCCACCTGCCGTACCGCCCAGCGGTACGCGCCGTACCGCCCAGCGGTACGCGACCGTACCGCCTGGCGGTACGCCAGCCGAGGCCCCTATAAGGAATCTCCCTACGGGAGATGCTGTACCTGCTACAACCACTCCACCCACACCCCCAACGCCTACGGCGATCAACGAACCATCAACGACCGACAAGTGGCCCACCACCAACCGGCAAACCTCCCCAACCGTCGGCGCCCACAACACCGCCAAACCCCAAACCCGGCAGCCGACGATGTTCACCCCCACCAAAACACTCCCCGAAGCGATCCGGATCATCCTCGACGGGCTCCACACCGCCGGCTACCCACACGCCACCGAAGCCGACGCCCGCGCCGTCCACACCGCCATCCGCACCAAACACGGCCACAAAGTCGTCCCCAACTACCTGCGCACCATGGCCGCCAACCAGTCATTCACCCCGTTCTTCGACACCGTCCGCGAACAACGCCGCGAACAAGTCGAGCAGCAGATCCGCACCATCCAAGCCGACAACCCCGACTGCGAACACGGGCTCTCCGGCGGCAACATGCCACACCCGGCAACCGGGCAGATGCTGTGCCCGTCCTGCCGAAACGGCACACCGTCCCCCCAGGAGCGGATCCGCAGACGAACCCACCCGGCCATCACCGGAGCACTCGACGCCTACCGCACCGCGGGAGGCACCCTCACCGCCGCCGTCCTGCTGCGCCTCAGCCACGAACTCAACGTCCTGCACTCGAAAGGCGCCACCGCGCAACAACTCGCCGAGATCGCCACAGCCGCCGCCGGCACCCTCCAACCAGCCGCCGCCACGTGAAGGGACCACACGTGCCCACCCAAACGGAAACCGCCCCCGGCTTCGACCTCGACGCCGAAAAGATCGTCATCGGTAGTCTCATGACCGACGCCACCATCATCGATACGATTGTCGAAAAACTCGGCCACGCCGACTTCTACAACCCGCGCCACGCCGACCTGTACACGGCAATCGTCAACGCCCACGACAGCGGTGTCCCCACCGAACCGGTCGCCCTCGGCGGCTACCTGTCCGACCACGGCGTCCTCAACCGGCTCGGCGGCCTCGAATACCTACATGAGTGCTACGCGTCGGTTCCCGTCGCCGCGCAGGCCGGCTTCTACGCCGACAGGATCTGCGAGTTGGCGATCCGTCGCCGCCTCGAAGTGGCCGGGGTACGCATCACCCAAGCCTCACAGACCGCAGGTTTGACCACGGAACAAGTCGCCGCGCTCGCCGAAGACTTGATCGGCAAGGCAACCCCGCGCCGCGGCGACGCCGACATGGTCCAGTTGGGTGCGCTGCTGGCATCCGGCCTCGACGACATCGAACACCGCAACGGACACCCGACAGGGTTGAAAACCGGATTCAACGACCTCGACAAGCGGCTCAACGGGCTACGGCCGAAACAGCTCGTGACCATTGCCGCCCCGACCGGATCCGGTAAGTCGGTGTTCCTCGCCGACATTGCCCGCCACCTAGCGATCAGGAACAAGCACACGGTGGCGTTTTTCAGCCTGGAGATGGGCCGTGACGAAATGTTCGAGCGGATCATCGCCGCGGAGGCTGGTGTCCGCTACGACCGGATCCAACGCGGCGGCCTGGACGACAACGACTGGCGCAAGGTCAGCAACGTGCTCGGGCCCATGTCGATCGCCCCGCTGTTCATCTGCGACCAGCCGGAGATCACCGTCCGGCAGATACAGGCCAAAGCGCAACACTTGAGCCGTCAACACGGACTAGACGCGGTAGTCGTCGACTACCTGCAACTAGTGCAGCCGAGCCGGAACTACGGCAACGAACAGCAAGAGATTTCCGACGTCAGTCGCGCGTTGAAGGTGATGGCCGGCACCCTCGACGTGCCTGTCATCTGCGCGGCGCAGATGAACCGTGGACCCGACATGCGCGCCGACAAACTTCCCCAACTGTCCGACCTACGCGGATCCGGGGCGATCGCGAACAACAGTTCCGTCGTCGTGTTCGTGCACCGCCCCGACTACTACGACCCAGAGTCGACCCGTCGCGGTGAGGCCGACCTGCTGGTCCGTAAGTGCCGTCACGGGGAACCCGGCACGACCGTCGTGGCGGCGCAACTGGACAAATCACGTTTCGTTGACATGGCCATCGACTGAGGAGCCCATCATGGCGCACCCGACACAGTCCTGTTACGTCGACTGTTGCCCCTGTTGCCGTATCCGCACAGTCGTGGCACCTGTGATGGTCAACGCCGCTGACAACGGCCACGGCGTCACCGCCGACTACCTGTGCCCATTCGGACACATCTGGCATACCGGCTGGTTGGACAGTACATGGCGCGACACCGACGAAACTGCGGTGTAACCCATGGAACCGTTGCTTCCGCTGCCGGGCCTGCACTACAACGGCGCCGAGAACCCCGACAACTGGCGTCCCTCCTACACCAGCCAAACCCGCCGGCCCGTCACGGAAGGCGACCTGGTCGGCTGGCGGTATGGGGCGTGGCGGGCCGTCGAAGTCCACCCAGTGCCCGAGGTTGACCTACACGACGACGAACGCCAGAAACTCGACCAGTACATGTCCAGGTTCAAGGAGGAGTACCGGCCGAAGGCGCGGATGCTGGAACGGCCATACCGGGTTGTTCTCCGCCACGAGGCGGGACCGCTGATCCTCAACCCGGGTGAGGCATCGCAGCGTCTACACGACGGCGCCTGCACCGTGCACTTCCGCGTCACCGGCATCGGCTCCGTGTTCACGGTACTACCCGAGCCGTACCACACCTGCTCCTGCCACGGCCACATCTGGCCCTGCCAGGAAATCGACCGCACCACGCTTGCCCAGCACCAGATGCGTAGGATGGGCCGGCTGATGGCCACCGCCGATCCAGGGGTGTGCGCCCACTGCCTGGAGCCGATCACCACCCGGCAGAAGTCGTTGACGTTCCCGGAAGCATCCCGGCTGGTTCCCGGCGCCCCCGGTCCGACGTTCCACGCCGGCCGCAGCGCCTGCTGGGACGCCGCCGAATCCTACGAACGGTCCGGCCGGCTCGCCGACAACCCCGACATTGTCCGCCTGGCGTCATGCCCGGGTATCCGGTTCATCCACGAACAGCACGGCATGCCCACCGGACGGCGTGTCGAATGCACCGCCGGGCCGGCGTGCACCGGATTGCACGGCCCGGCCGGACACCGGCGGGAGACACCGTGCTGGTATCAGGTTCACCTGGCCGCCAACGACGGCGCCTACGCCCGACCAAGCCTGGACTGCGGCTACCGCGGTCGCCGGGGTGGCTGTCTGGGCGCCGACTTGTCATCGGGTGGAACCTCACTGTCACCGGTCGCTGCGGACCTGCTGTGGAGCATCCGGAACCATGGCCACAACCTTTGATCACCGGCGTCGTATCGGAGCAGGCGATGGCCATCCCCACCACCGCACAGGAAGTCCTCGACCGTTGGCGGGCGATGCCAGACAACGAACGAGCGGCGATACTACGACGCACCATCCCCCTACGGGCGCGTCGGCGACGCCACCGCCGAACCCTCCGGCTACCAGCAGCCAGAACCCGCTGACCGCCACCACCTACCACAACCCGTGCGGAGAACGCCCACTCATCGACCCCGACCTAGGCCCGGCATTCCAGTACGGTTACCGCGACCTGCAACGCGTCTGGCGCACCTCCGCCACGTCGCCCACCAACAACGACGGTGATCTCATCCGCGACATGCGCCGCGCCGCTGGTTTGACCCAACGCCAGCTCGCTACCGCCATCGGCCACAGCGAGCACACCGTTTCCTGCTGGGAGCGTGGCCTGCGCCATCCTCCCCAGCATGTGCTCACCCGCATCCACCTGTACCTCAACGAAGTCGGCTGCCCACATCCGCCACAGCATCGACCGTAGTCGAAGCGGATACAGTGTGTGCGATCGTATGACGTCGTGGAGCACGCAAACCCAGCGAAGGAAGTCACTACCGTACGTATAGCCCCGGCTGGCCGGCAACGCATCGCCGCCCGCGCCCAACGAGCCGACGTCGACTTCTCCCACATGATCCGCCGCATGCTTGCCTACGCCGACCAGCACATGCCCGACGGCTGGACGCCCCGCACCGGTTCGTCCGCCTCTTCACCGAAGTAGTCCTCTATGTCGAATCCGAACCCGAACACTGACGCCCGTGACAAGGCTCCACGGTGCTCGAAACATCGCCAGCGAGATGGCCAGCACTGTAAAGCGTTCGCAGTTCGAGGAACCGACCCCCCAGCCTGTCGTAAGCACCTGGGCGCACCGACACAAACGGCGCGTTCACGGGAGGAGCTGCGATTGACGGTGTCCCGTTGGGGGTTGGGAGACATCGCGGTCGATCCGGGCGTGGTGATGGTGCGGCTGGTGTCCCAGTCGGCGCAGCGGATCGAACTGTATGCCGACCTGCTGGAGAGGGCGTACGAGGCGGCCGAGCGGCTCCGTCGGGCACACGACGCCGAAGACCTGGTGGTGCAGCAGATGGACCCGGACTTGGATCGGCCTGAGGATCCATCGGTGCAGGCGGCCCGGCATGACCTGCGGCGTATCTTCACCACCGGCGGGGTAGCGGCGTTGATCGGCTACAAGTTCGACGCCGACCGGGACGGCCGGGTCTACGCCTCCGAGGAGGCGGTACGCGGGCTGGCGAGGTTGGAGGCTGAGGAGCGGGACCGCTGTGCTGGTTTCGCCGCGAAGGCGGTTGCGGCCGGGCTGGCGGAGCGGCAGGTACGCATCGCTGAACGGCATGGCCGGCTGATGGCTTCCACCTTCCGCGGTGCGCTCGATGACGCCGACGTTCCTGTAGGGGTCCGGCAGCGGATCGAACAGGCGTTCGCGCGTCGAATGTCCATACTTGCCGGGGATCGTGTGATCGACGGGACGCCTGTGTGACACTCGACGCGGAACCGTTCCCAGACTCCGATCGGGCGTTCATTCGTACGATCTTCTCCGACCTGTTCGGGTCTGATCCGAAGGTTGGGCGTGACCCTACCGACCAGGATGCGTTGACAGATCCGGTTACGGTGGCGGCGCATCTGGATCCGACGTATCGGGTACGCGCGCACCTGCGGGTGATCGGTGGCGAGTACGCGAAGCTACTTGCGGACAAGCTTGCGTACGAGCAGAACCGCAGGGCTCCACGCCTGATGGTCAACACTCCGCCTCAGGTGGGGAAGACTGTTTCTGCGGTGGAGTGGGCCGCGTTCTGGTGGCTGTGTCTTTTCCCCCGCGACCGGGTGATCATTGGTTGTTACAACAGTGACCTGGCCGTAGACCGCGGTACAGCCATCCGACGGCTGATCAACACCTATGGGGGGCGGTACGGTCTCGCGTTGGAGCGCGGGTCGTCGGCGAAGAAGGACTGGCGGCTGACCAGCGGTGGCGGCGTCTTGAGCGTCGGTGTCGCTGCCGGTGTCACAGGCAAACCCGGCAATTTCATCATCATCGATGATCCGACGAAATCTCGGGCGGAAGCGGACTCGCCAACCTACCGGAAAGCGGTATCCGACTGGTATTCGGCGGACCTGATGACCCGACGTTCCCCCGGCGCCCCAGTGGTGATCATCCAAACGCCGTGGACTCCACACGATCTTCGCGCGCAGGTACTTGCCCACGACGGGCGCATCGAAGACGGCGGACGGTGGCGTGTCGTTGTCATGCCAGCCCTGTGCACCGACCCGGCAACCGATCCGCTCGGCCGGGCATACGGTGATCCCCTTCCCCATCCCGCCGTCGACGAGGGCGACCGGGACGGCCTACTTGCGCACTGGGCGGAGCAGCGGGCCACTACGATGGTCCGAGATTGGATGGCGTTGTACCAGTGTGATCCGAAACCTCAGGAAGGAACCCTCCTTGCCGGGGACCTGCTGGTCGAGCGGCGCTGTTACACGGCCGGGAACGTGTGCGCGCCTCCGCAGCGGGTGGCGGTGGCGGTTGACCCGTCCGGTGGTGGCCGGGACACCGCCGGTGTGGTGGCTGGCTACCTCGGCGATGACCAGCGGCTGTACTTGACGCATGACCGGTCCGGGGTGATGTCATCGGAGGCGTGGTCTCGTGTGGCGTGTGAGCTGGCGCAGGAGACGAACGCGGAGTTGATTGTCTGCGAGGTCAACTTCGGGGGTGATCTGTGTACCCTTGCGATCCGTACGGCGTGGGAGGCGCTGCGCCGCGAGCATCCGCACCGGTTCGGGACCATCTGCCCGCGGATCGTCGCCGTTCGTGCCAGGCGGGGCAAGATGCTTCGCGCTGAGCCGATCGCCCAGCAGTGGCAAGAGGATCGGATCCGTACTGCGGCGTTCCTACCTGAGCTTGAAAGCGAGTGGGTTTCGTGGCTTCCGGGCCCGGAGTCTCCGGGCCGGATCGACGCGTCGGTGTACCTCGCGTACGAGCTGTTGCCGGTGCCGCAGTCGGGTGAGTCGACGGTGGCGGGCGCGCAGCATATGGCCGGAGCTAACCTGCTTCCATGGGGCCGCTAGTGGAGGAGCAGCAATAACATAACCGGGAGACGTGACGTGCCGCTACGGTGACTGTGGTCGATGTAGCCGTTGATGCTCATACCCTCCACCCATGGCCGCATACCCCGAAGACGACGTCACCCGCCGCTTCACCCACCACCCCCCAACCCGGCCCGGCATCGCCGAACTCCACGAACACGTCCGCGGTGAATGCGCCGACCTCGCCACCGAACTCAACCGGATCATGCCGAGCTGCTACGAGGCTAGGCGCGCCATCGACGCCGTAGACGACGCCTGCAAACACGCCAACGCGGCGGTAGCCCGCTGGATGAACTACGAGGCGGCCCCGGTGCCCGCAGTCGGTGACCTGGAAGCAAGTCGTGTCGCTGAGATCCTCGCCCAGGAGGTGCGGGGCGGTGAGTCGGTGTCAGCGGTGATGTTGCGCCTGCTGGACGAGTTGATGCGGTATCGGGGGCACGCCGCGGCGTCGGCCGCCATGACGAACGGCAGGGCCCTCTGATGCCCGCCTGGCTGCTCGTACTGCTCATCTTCCTGGCTACCCATCGGATCACCCGGCTGACTGTCGCCGACAACGTGCCCATGGTGAAGATCCCCCGCGATGCGGCGATCCGATACCTCGACCCCACACCGCAGCAGGTTGCCATCAACCCGATGGTGAAAGGCCACTGGGGTGGTACCGGCCGGGCGCTCGCCTACCTGCTCGAATGCCCGTGGTGCATGTCCGTGTACGTGGCCGCGGTTGTGGTGGTGGTGACCGACTGGTGCACGTCTGTGCCGGTGCCGTGGCTGGTGTGGATCGCCGCGTCCAGCGTGACCGGATTGATCGCTGATGTCAGCGCCCGTGTCGATCAGCGGCATGAACTGGCGGAGATCGAGAAGCGTCGGGCGACGTTCGCCGAGCAGCGGGAGACGGGGCAGCGGTGAACGGCTTCGTTTGCCCGCCGTGCCGTGCCGGTCGGCATGGTCAGTGTGCTGGTTCGGGCTGGTGTGACTGCCAACACCGCACAACACTGACCGTCATCGATAGACGCCGGTAGACGCCTACCATCCCCCCACAAGGCCCACACAACCACGGGGGTGACGTAGGCGATGCCCGACCGCATCCGCGCGGCGGCACCCCCACCGCCCCTACACCCACTCACCGCCTCCGCCCAGATCATCGCCGAAGCCCAAGCCAGCAGAAACAACAAAATCTGGCAGTACGAGTCGTGGCAGCAAGAGGCGTGGGGCTTCTACGACAGCCTCGGCGAATTCGAATTCGGTGTCGGCTGGCTGTCCGCCGCCCTGTCCCGGGTACGGCTGACCGCCGCTGAGCTCGTCCCCGGAGGCGACGAACCCGAACTAGTCTGCGACGGGCCGGCAGCCGAGCTGGTCGAACAGCTCGGCGGCGGCATCGCCGGACGCGCCCAGATCATGAAACAGTTCGGGTTGCACCTGTCCGTGCCTGGTGAATGCTGGCTGGTCGCCGAACGCTACGACCGGCGTATCCCCCTCGCCCAGGCCGACTGGACGGTCAAGTCCACTGACGAGATCCGTCCGCTTCGCGGCGCGGATGGCGGCTATGAGATCCGAGTCGACGACAACGGGTGGCGGGCGTTGGCGCCGGAGTCGCTGCCGGTGCGGGTGTGGGATCCGCATCCACGCTGGTCGTGGAGGGCGACCTCAGCGGCCCGCTCCGCTATTCCGATCATGCGGACGGTTGAGCTACTCAACCGGCGCATCATCGCCACGCTGGTGTCTCGGCTGGCGATGAACGGGCTCCTGCTGATCCCGCAGGAGTACACGATCAACGCCCCCGCCGAGTACCAGGACAAGCCGGATCCGTTCGTGGCGATGCTCATCGACATCGCCGGGCGGAACATCCGCGAACCTGGGTCGGCGACCGCGTCCATCCCGATCCCGTTGAAGTTTGCCTCCGAAGCCATCGACAAGTGGCGGCACTTGACTTTCGGTGACGGCGTCGACAGGGACTTGATCGATGAGCGGGAGCGTGAACTTAACCGGCTCGCCACCACGCTGAACTTGCCCACCGAAGTGTTGACCGGAATCGGCAAGATCAACCATTGGGGCCAGTGGCAGATGGAGGAATCCGGCATCAAAATGCACGTGTCCCCGGTCGCGGAAACGATCGTCGGCGCGTTGACCGTCGGATACATGCACCCGCTGCTGAAAGCCGGCGGACATGACATGGTCGGCCCCAACGGCGGAAAGATCATCATCTGGTATGACCCGTCAGAACTGGTGGCCCGCCCCGACAAGTCACAGCAGGCGCTATCCGCCCACGACCGGATAGTCATATCCGACACGGCACTACGCCGCGAATCCGGCCTGGACGAGGCCGACGCCCCCACCGACGACGAGGTACGCCGCCAACTGCTGGTCAAACTCGTCTCCGCCGGCAACGTACAAGCGTACGAATCCCTGACCGGTGAACGGCTCGGCGTCGCCAGCCATCCCACCGCCGGCCCTGAAACTCTGGCCCCCGACGTGCCGCAACCCAGCGGCCCGGGTGGCGACGGCGCATCACCGCCTAAACCTGCGGTCACGCCGGGGGCCAGAACCCCACCCGACACCCGCGGAAAGCCACCACCCACCCCAGGCGAGGAGGCGATGGCGGACCTGTCCCGGCGGGTCACCGCCATGATGCCCGAACGGGTTCCATCCGCCGCCGGTATGCGGGCACCACCAGCCTCCCAGGTCAACGGTGTACGACACAGCAGGGACGGCCCCACAGGCGGGAAACGGCTTAGGTGAGCAGGTGGCACGGCGGATACGAGGCTTGAACGACCGGCGCCGAGACGGGCTGATCGCCGCGGTTGAGGCGCTGGTCGTGCGGCTGCTACACCTGACCGTCAACGCCGCCGCCCGGCTGATCGACGTGGCGACGTCGCGGGAAACCGTGTCAGACGACAGTCTCGCGATCATCCCGGCGGGGTGGACGACCCGCGTCGATGACACGCTGCTACCGGAAGTTGCCACGGTGTGGCAGGAGACGTCGCAGGCGCTGCTGGACGACGCCGACGCGTTCGGCGTCGACGTACCAGAACAACTGCTCACACCGGACGCGTCCCAGTTTCTCGCCTCAGCACGAAACCGGCTGGTCGGCATCGGCGACGACGTGTGGGACACGGCCCGGAAGCAGCTAGCCGCCGGGGTCGCCGCCGGTGAAGGTGTCGACGAGCTGGCCGCCCGGGTCGCCGCCTCTGCCGGCCTGACGCGGGAACGGGCGATGCTGATCGCCCGCACCGAAGTCATCGCCGCATCCAACGCGGCGTCGTTGGCTACTGCGTCGCTGCTGGGCGAGGCCGGGATGGTGAAGGAGTGGCTGGCCACCCCGGATGCCCGCACCCGGGAAACTCACCGGGTCGCCGACGGGCAGCGGGTTCCGTTGACGGATCAGTTCACCGTCGGCGGGGCGGCGTTGATGTTCCCCGGTGATCCGACCGGACCACCCGACCAGGTGATCAACTGCCGGTGTTCGATCGCCTACGTTTTCGATCAGAGACAGGAGACTGTCGTGGACGACACCGGACAGCCGATCGTGGCCGCCGCTGAAACACATGCCGGCGCCATGGTTGCGCTCATCCCCGCCGACACCGACGCTCAACGCCTCGCCGTTGACGGAGGCGAGCCGGTCGACCAGCTACACGTCACCGTCGCCTACCTCGGCGACGCTGCCAGTTGCCCCGGCCACATCCGCAAACGGATCATCTCCGATCTGGAAGACGCCGCCGCCGGCTGGCCGCCGCTTTCCGCCGACGGGTTCGCGATCAGCGTGTTCAACCCGCCCGGCCACACCAGCATGGCCGACGGCAAGGACCGGGACACGTGCGTGACGCTCGGCGTGTCCGGTGACGACCTCGAAGACGTGTACGACACCGTTTCCGAAGTGGTTCAGGATGCCGCCGACCCGGACGAGTGGACGCTCCCACGGCAGCACAGCCCGTGGGCGCCACACATGACGTTGCAGTACACCGACGATGTCACCCGCACCGTCGACCTGGTCGACCGGGCCGGGCCGGTCACGTTCGACCGGCTGCGGGTGACGTTCGGCGACGACACCGTCGACATTCCTCTCACCGGCGAGGACCTCGCCGACGACATGGCCGATGTGGCCGGCGACGCCGAAGACGACACCGACTGGGATGCGTACTTCAACGCCGCGATCCAGGAGTTCCTGCAAAACGATCGCCCCTTGCGCGAGTACTGGGTGCACGGCAAAGGCGCGTTGAAGATCCGCTGGCCGCAGAAGGGTGCGTTCAAACGCTGCGTCCGCCAGCTACGCAAGTATGTGCGGGACCCGAAAGGACTGTGCGCCGTGTACTACCGGGAAGCAAACGGCCGCTGGCCGGGGTCGAAGAAGAAGCACAGCGCCGCCTCCCTGGACGTTTTGCAGGTGGACGAACCCGACCAGCCGATGGTGGAACCGGACCAGCCGGACCAGCCGGCGCCGATGCCGGAAGACGGCACCGGTATCGGCTTCGCGCCCGGCGAGCACTGGCACGCCATCATGCATGTTGAGGGAGTGTCGACTGGTCTGCGCACCTACACCGGGTTGACGTGGCGGGAACCACCGTTCGCATTCCACTGGGCCATCCAGTCGGCCGCACATGGTGGCACACCCGAAACCGTGCAGGTGGGTTTGGTCACCCGCGTCGAACGTCACGGCGACGCCATCCACGGCTGGGGCACCCTCGACCTCGGCTCCGACGATGGCAGCGAGTACGCCCGTAAACTCGCCGCCGGGTTCGCCCGCTGGGTGTCGATCGGTTTGGACGAGTCGTTCAAGGAATCAGATATCGAATACATGTGGCCCGACGGCGCCGACATGTTCGACACCGAGCCGGAAGAGATGCTCATCACCAGCGGCCGGATCGGCGAGTTGACCGCCGTGTCGGTGCCCGCACAGCAGGAGGCCGTCGTGGAACCGTCCCCGGAACTGCTCGCCGTGTTCGACGTCGTCACCGAGCCGATGACCGCCGCGGCGGTCGGCGTGCACAAGACCGGCACCACCGACGATCCGTGGGACGCCGACATGATGGTCAAACGGCTACCGTCACCGATGCCGGTCGAAACAGCCCGCGATGTGTACGCGTGGATCGATGAATCCCGCATCCAAGACGGCATGATCCCGAAAGACGCGTGTAAGTTCCCCCACCATCAGGTGTCCGCTGACGGGCGGCCGGGTGCGGCGAACCTGGTCGGATGTTCACGGACGATCGGCGCGTTACACGGTGCGCGGGGCCGCGAGCCGGACATTCCCGACGCCGACCGGCGTGGCGTGTACAACCATGTGGCCGCGCACCTGCGTTCCGCGGACCGGGAGGTGCCCGACTTCACCGCATCATCGTCCCCGACGGTGGTCGTCGCCGCCGGACACACGATCACCATCCCGGACGTTCCCCCCGCCGGCTGGTTCACCGAACCGGACGATGTCGGTGTGGAAGGCGCGTTGACCGTCACCGACGGCGGACGTATCTACGGCTACCTCGCCCCCGCCGGCATCGCTCACCGCTCATTCACCGACCGGCGGGTTGAGGTGCCGATGGGTAACGTCGACTACTCCCGGTGGATGGGTGGAGAAGCCCTGGTTGCCGGTGGCGGGCGGGTCGTGGCCGGGCCAATCACGATGGAATGCGGGCACCTGCCCCCCGGCGCGTCGGCGGCCAGCCGGGTACGTATGGAGCACTACGACAACACCTGTTCGGTGGTGGCGAAAGCAGCTATCGGGGAGAACCGGCACGGGGTGTGGATCGCCGGGGCGTTGGAGCCGGGGGTGAACGCCGAGCAGGTGTCGCGGATGCTGGCGTGCCGGCTATCCGGGGATTGGGCTCCACATCCGGAACGGCCAGGCTGGCGAGAGTTCGTGGCGGCGTTACTTGTGCCGGTTCCCGGGTTCGCGATGGGCCGTGCCGCCCCGTCGGTGATGGTGTCGGATGGTGCGCTGGTCGCCTCGGTGGTGCCGGTACGGATGGCGGATCCTGCACTGGTCGTGGCCGACACCGGCGTGGACCTGAATCCGGTGATGGACTATGTCGCCCGCAGGATCGGCCGGGACGCGGCGTCGCGGATGGCGTCGCTACGAGCGCGTGTCGGCCGGGATTGACCGTCACCCAAACCCCACCGTCGGTGACCTACCGTGTGTGTGATGGAAGGAGTAGACGACGATGTGTAACTGCGGACGACGCACCCCACCCCCGCCACCACCACCACCACCGCCGCCGCCGGCCGACCCGGACGGTAGTTGAACAATCCCACCACAACCCGACTGGACTGAACGACAACACGCAGTTACCCTGACCACGATCATTGCTGTACCTGCTGGGCCGCCGGACAGCGCACGTGTCATCACGAGCGCCACGGGGGCCCACCAGTGTCTGAGGACATCTTCCGACTGCCAGACGATCTTTCCGGCGTCAGCAACGACGAACTCGCCGAACTGCACCAGCAGGCCACCGCCGCATTCGACACCCTGTACGAGGGTGGCGCGAGCGTCGGGAACCTTGCTCGGGCGACCGAGCTGGCTGATGCGATCGAAACCATCACCGGCGAGCACAGCCGCCGCAGCCAGGCGGTTGAGCAGTTCGCCGCGCAGCGGTCCCGTGTGGATGCCCTACGCCAGCCGAAACCGTCGGACGAGCCTGCTCCGGAACCGGATCCGGATCCGGAGCCTGAAATCGCCCCGAAGTCCGACGGGCAGCCGGCCATGGTCGCCGACGCGCGCCCCCGCACCGACGTACACGACGTCCTCAAGGACCGGCCGTCGATCAACCCGTCGTTGGCGGACGCGTCCCGAAGGGCACCAGACCCGAACGTGCCCGCCCGGCAGGAAGAACTTGTCATCACCGCCTCCTCGCCGACAGCGGGCGCACCGATCGGATCACGGTTCGCGTCGCTCCAGGATCTGACCAGGGCGGTGCAGGCGGCCGCGAAGGGCACCTCCATCTCCACCACACGAGACGCCGACCGGGACTGGCGGCTGGTGTCCCACGCCCCACTCGCATCCATCCAGAACAGCCACCCGGTCACGCTCGGCTGGGACACCCCACCGGACGCGGTCGAACGCGCATGGAAAGAACTGACCGCCAACCCGGAGCAGGTACTCACCGCCGCGGGCGGCTGGTGCGCGCCCAGCGAGATCCGCTACGACTTTTTCAACATCGCCTGCGAATCAGGGATGATCGATCTTCCGACGATCGGTATCGAACGCGGCGGTATCCGTTACCCCGTGTCGCCGTCCCTGGCGGACGTGTTCTCCCCGGTCGTGGCACCGTTCGGCGGGGACCTGTCCAACGCCACCGTGCCGTGGCTGTGGACCGAAGGCGACGACATCCTCGCCGCCACCGGCGACCCGACCAAACCATGCATCCGGGTGCCCTGCTCCAGCTTCTCGGAGACGCGGTGGGAGGCGTACGGCATCTGCCTGACCGCCGGAAACCTCACCGACGCCGCCTACCCGGAAGCGACCACCAACTTCATGCGGCTGCTCATGTCGGCGTTCTACCGCGCCAAGAGCACCCGCTACATCAACACCATGGTCAACCTGTCCACCCTGTGTTCCCCGGCGACAGGTATCGGCGCCGGTGGGGCCGGCATGACCGCCCCGCTGCTGGGCACCGTGGAAATGGCCGCCATCGACTACCGGGCCCGCTACGGCATGTGCGATATGGACATCCTCGAAGTGGTGCTCCCGTACTGGGCGAAAGGCGCCGTCCGTTCCGACCTGGCCAAACGAAACGGGCTCGCCCTGTTCGACGTCACCGACGACATGATCGCCAGATGGTTTGATGTGCGCCGGGTGAGGGTGCAGTTCATCTCCGACTGGCAGGTCCGCGCGTCCGGCTACCCGGGCTACTCCACCGCGATGACCGCATGGCCCACCCAGGTCCAGTTCCTGATCTACGCGCCGGGCACGTTCGTGCTCGGCAACGGCCCCAGCCTCGACCTGGGTGTGATCCGTGACTCCACCCTCAACGCCGCCAACGACCACACGGCGGCGTGGATGGAAGAAACCCACCTGATCGCCATGTTCGGCCACCGGTCGTGCCGGTACATCGTCAACGTCTGCACCGACGGCACCACCGGCGCCGCCGACCTGACTGCGTGTGCCCCGTAACCGGTGACCGATCCAACATCCGGCGACATGGGACGGAGGTGACATCGTGGCAGGCCCACGCCTGTACGTGCCACCTTCGTCCTACACGCCGCTGCCCTACGGGCTGCTGTCGGTGGTGCAGGCCCGTTTCGACGAGGTCAACCCGCACTGGCAGACCGGCATCACCTGGCAGCCGTTGTGTGGGATCGCCGCCGCCACCTACGACGAATGTTTGGCGGTCACGGGCACGGGCGCCCCACCGCCCCCGTCGTCGAAAACGGCGACGGCGACGTGGACTGCTCGGGGGGCGACACCGTTCACCGTGTACTCACAGTTCGACTGTTCCCCGGCGGTGTTCGCCGAACAGTCGCAGCAGTTGGGTAGCGAGTCGCTGGCCCGCACCGAGGCGTGGCGGCTGGAGTACGCGTTTTGGACCGGTGTGGCCGACACCAACACGACGGTGTTCCCGCACCTGGCCGCCGACACGCAGGTCGTCGACAGTGAGGGGATCCTGTTGCAGACGGCGTCGGCGGCGGTGACTGGTGTCGTTGACGTGGTTGAAGGGCTCGCCACGGTCGAGAAGGCCCTGGCGGATTGCCTGCCCGGTGTCGGGGTGGTGCACATACCACGCCAGTTGGTGCCGGCGTTTTCCGCACAGGGGCTGCTGGTCAAATCTGGTGTGACGTTGCGTACCTGGAATGGGAACCTGGTGGCGGCTGGGGCCGGCTATCCGGGTACCGCCCCGGACGGGTCTGATCCGGCGGCGGGCACGTCGTGGATTTATGGCACCGGGCCGGTGTTCATCTACCGGTCCGACGTGCAGGTGATGCCGATCTACTCGATTGTCAACCGGTCCACCGACGATGTGGCTGCGATCGCGGAGCGCACCTATGTGCTCGGATTCGACTGTTGTCATGTGGCCGCGCTGGTCACCACTGGTGGGGAACCGGCAGGGGAGCCGTCCAGTCCGGGGCCGGCGGCATGATCCGGGTTTCGTGTGCCAGCTTCGAGGCGTTTCTGGCCACGTTCGCCACGCTGCGTGGTGTCGGGGTGGATGCGGTTGCGGTCGGCGCCAACGAGTTGACGGTTCCAGACGGCACCGACTTGACGCTTTTGCGGGCGCTCGACGACGGCGCCACGGTGAGCGTGCACACCGTGCTACCGGATCTGCCTGCAACCCACGTGCCGGCGCCACAACCCCCACCCCCGGCGCCGACGCCTGCACCGGCGGTGCAGGCGTCGAGTAGACCGGTGCGGCGAACCACCCGTAAAACAAGATCCGACGGGGAGTAACGATGACGGTCTACACGAAGTGCTACTCCCCGATCAAGGGTCGGGTGATGCGGATCGTGCAGCTCACCGAATGCGGTGTGCCGGTCACCGGCTCGTCGATGATCGTGCACTCCGGGTTCACGCAGGTCGTGTCGTCCGCCCAGTACGAGACCGGAGACGAACACCTGGTCAAAACCGCCGACGCGTTGCTGTGCATCAACGAGAAAGACGCCGACATCCTCAAGCGGTTCGAGCTGACGATGACGTTCTGCTACATCAACCCGGCTTTGGTGTCCAGTGTTGTGTCCCCGGCCCGGCTGTTGACCGCATCGGAGTCGCCGACCGGCACCGGGTTCGCGTTGGCTGAAGGTGCAGCGACCGGGCATTTCAGTCTGGAAGTGTGGCAGCGGGTCGCCGGGTCGGCCGGCTGCGACGCGTCCGGCGCCGCCCAGTACGTGTACAACGCGTGGCCGCACCTGTACAACGGGAAGATCGGTGACTACACCATTGCGATCACCCCGTCCGAGTTGGAAGTGACCGCCGAATCCAAACCGGTGTCCACGTCGTGGACGATCGGTGACACGTGGCTGGGGTCTGGTGCCGTATCCGTGGTGGAAGATCACTGGTTCCAGAATTTGACCACGGCGACACCACCGACGGCCGCATGCCAGTTGCAGGATCTCACCTGACCCCCCTTCCCGGGGTTACGGGCCGCAGGCCGGGTCGACGGGGGCCCGGCCTGCGGCCCCGCAGCCCAAACGGAAGGAGATGACCGTAGATGGGTGCGGTCGGCTACACCTCCGGTGATCCACGTAAACTCGACCGGACCGGATACAGCAAAGGTGACGTCGTCGCCGCCGACGCCACCGGTGAACTAGCCGCAGTCACCGTCGGCGCCGACACCGAGGTGTTCACCGCCGATGCTGCCGCCGCCGAAGGTGTCGACTGGGCAGCCGGTGGCGGGTCCGGGACACCGTCAGCGACGGTGGTCGCCGAAACTGCCTACGCGCAGGCGTCCACCGCCGGGACGGCAACCGCATACTCGCGCGGCGACCACACCCACGGCACCCCGGCGTTACCAACCCCGGCGGACATCGGCGCCACACCAACCACACGGGCGATCAACACGACGTCGCCGGTGACCGGTGGCGGTGACCTGTCCGCCGACCGGACCATCGCCGTCACCGTCGGCACCACGGCCGGAACCCTCGCCGCCGGCGACGACTCGCGGATCACCGGCGCGCAGCAGCGTTCCACCCTGACCACCAAGGGTGACCTGTACGTGGCCACCGCCGCAGCGACCACCACCCGGCAGGCCGTCGGCTCCGACGGGCAGGTACTCATCGCCGACGCGGCGCAATCCACCGGGGTGGGCTGGGCGGCGGCGACCACCCCGAACCCGGAAGCGTACCGGCTCGGCCTGGAACTGATCACCGCGTCGGTGTTCGGGTCCATGACTACTTTCTTCGCCCTCAACGCCGGTGTGCTGGTGCTGGTTTTGGTGCGCGCCACCCGCGACGCCACACTGACCACCATGGGGATCGGGTTGCAAAGCGGAGGCATCACCTCTACCGGCAACAACACCCTGGCCATCTACTCGGAGTCCGGCACTCGGCTCGGGGAGACTGTCGACCTGTCCGCCACGTTGACCAGCGCCGGCTACCAGGAAGGCGCCCTGTCCGCATCGGTCGCCGTCACCGCCGGTGACTTCCTGTACCTGGGTGCTCTGACCCACTACGCGACGGCACCGAACGTCATCGGGTTCAGCTACGACGGTGTCGCCGACCCGGACATCAACACCCACCGGCCGTCGATCTTCTACACCGGGCAGGCGAGTTTCCCGGCGTCGTTGACGATCGCGTCGGGAAACGCCAACACCGGCGGCTATTTTCTGACGGCGAGGTGACCTGATGGGACGTCTACTCGGACCTGATGCCAACGCCCGACTGGTGTACATACCCGGCGGCACGTCGCTGGGTAATGCGGTCGGGCGTGTCGCGGTCGTGTACGCGGCGGCTACCGGATCGACGCTTGCGGACATTCGCACCTACGACGGCACCGACACGCCAGGGTCGGCTATTACCGGATCCCAGTTGACCGTCGATGCGGACAGCTACCTGCCGCTGTTCTGGTTCCCCGACAACGTGGACACGGTGTACGTGGAGGTTGCCGGCGGGACCAGGGTGGCGTTACACGCCGACTACGACACCCGCATCGACCGGATTTCCGCGAATGCAAACGCGCCGCTGATCTCCACCGGGGTCACCTCGGGTGGTGACATCGCCGTCAACGGGGTGAACACGAAGGCGATCGATATCGATCCTCTGGTCGGCTATGTCGTCGACGTGATCACGGATCCGACCACTCCGACGGTGACACGGGTGGCCACGACCACGACCACGACGGTCGAGTTGGACGCGGTAGCGCAGACCCGCATCGTCACCTGGTGGTTGATGGATTCGACCGGTGCGGTCATCCAGCAGGCGACCCGGCCGACGAACACCCAACGACGTACCCATCTCCAGCTCGCCATAACCGGCTACGACCAATCATCCGGGACGATCTTCACAAGTAAATCGTCACTGGTCATCCACGCGCAGGCGATAGAACAACTGTATGACCTTATGTATGCGTTGGGGAATTTTTCCGTTTCAGGTTCTACACTCAGCGCAAACGGCGCCAACCTGTCGTTCGACAAGACCGTCGGTGTGGCATTCGAGCCGTCCTGGAACCACTTCTCAGGTGGCTCCTTGACGAACGATCCGCACAGTTTCACCAGCGCCGCCCAATCGCCGGTACAGTTCAGGCACCTGATTCGTACCACAGTCGTTGCGGTGCCAGCCTTGGTCACCACGTTGGATGTGGCCAATTACGACGAGAATGGGGTCTTGACAGCGATCGGCGGTGGCATCAACCAGTCATCGACTTTCCGGGTATTCGTGGTGGCGGCGAACGACATCACAGACCAGGTCGTCGTGCAGTACGGGCAGACAACCTACACGTCCCTCGCCGGAGCACAGGCCGCTATAAACACGGAAACTTTCGTCATCAACCCGGAGATGCGCGACAACGGTGCTCTGATCGGCTACATATGCGCGATCAGGTCAGCGACAGACCTCAGCGACCCGGCGCAGGCGTCGTTTCATCCGGCGGGCAAGTTTGAACGGCCGTAGGGAGATACCGTGGCGATTCCTGCGGGCGCAGCCGGGTTCACCAACGTCGTCGACGTCATCTCGATCGACGTCGCCGATTCGGTGCTGGCCTACCTCGTCGACTTCGGCTGCGGTGATCTGGACCGGTTCTGCCGGCTGGTGCCCGGAGACATCGCCTGGGACCAGTGTGACTGCGGCCTGTTCGCGCAGACCATCACCTCCACATACCCGTCGAACACGTTTCCCACGTCGGCGGCCGACACCCCGTACGACGCCTGCGGGCCGCTGCTGATCGTCTACGCGGTGACGGCGGAACTGGTACGCTGCGCACCCACCGTCGACGACGAAGGAACCGCGCCGACCTGCACCGAGTTGGAAACCGCCGCCCGGACCCTTGAATGTGACCGGCAGGCGCTGCGCCTAGGTGTCGTCTGCGCGTTAACCGACCTGCGGGACACGGACCGAATCATCGAGTTCACAGTCGGCGACGCGGCGACCAGCGGACCGCAGGGCGGCTGCGTCGGGGTGTCACTGGCCTACCGGATCGCGGTCCCCAACGTGTGCTGCGACTGATGAGGCGAGGCCACCGTGACCACCTTCCTGCAAGGCTCCACCGCCACCGTCTACGTGCAATGGCTGGAATACGCCCCCGACGGGCCGCCGGTCGCGGTCACCTCGGTCACGGTGACCATCACGAACCTGTCCACCAGCACGGTGGTGCTCGGCCCCACCTCGACCGGGGTGACGAACCCGGCCACCGGGGTCAACGTGTACAACTGGGCGGTCGACGCCAGCCAAACCGTCGGCGACTACCTGGTGTCGTGGTCGGGTACCGACCCTGGCGGTGGGGGCACCGTCACCGCATCCGAGATCGTCACCGTCGCTACCGCCGCGTCGGCGGCCTCCCCGACCGGGCTGTGTGAGCCGTGGGATCCGATCTGGTGCGTGGCGCTTCCCACCGGTTCGGAGGCGGTGTCCGGCTATGCGGTGCAAGCCGCGTCGGAGGCGCTGTGGTCGGCGACCGGGCAACGTTTCGGCCTGTGCACCGAAACGATTCGCCCCTGCCGGCGTGACTGCTACGGCCGGTCGTGGCCGTACACCGACATGTGGTGGGAGTACGGCACCTACCCGCGGCCGGTGCTGTACCAGGGTGCCTGGTACAACGTTGTCTGCGGATCCTGCCCGGACAACTGCTCGTGCACCACCTTGGAAGAGGCGCTGCTACCCGGCGTCGTGTACGACATCCTGCAAGTCAAGGTCGATGGGACACCGCTTGCCACGTCGGCGTACCGGCTGGACAACAACCGGTTGTTGACCCGCACCGACGGCGGCACGTGGCCGACCTGCCAGAATCTGGCGGCGGCGGACACCGAAACCGACACGTGGTCGGTGACCGCCCGCTTCGGTGAACCGGTGCCCATCCTCGGGCAGCAGGCCGTCGGTGAACTCGCCGCGGAGATCACCCGGGCGTGTCTGGGTGAAGACTGCCGGCTACCGAAGAACATCACCCAACTGGCCCGGCAAGGTGTCACGATCTCTTTCCCCGAGGGGCAGAACCTCGCCGACCGGCTGTACCTGTGCGGGCTGTTCATCGAGACGTTCAACCCGAAACGTCTGGTCGCCCTGCCGCGGGTGTACGACGTGGACGGGCCGTCTTTCCGTAGGACCGGCACCTGATGGCCCGGCACACCATCCACCACGCCGTGTTGCGGGCGTTCCTACGCTCGCCGACCGGTGGGGTGGCCCGCAACATGCTACGCCGCGGCTTGAAAGTGGAATCGGCGGCGAAACGGAACCTGGCCGGGGCCAACGGAAGGCCACGGCGGATCGACACCGGGCAGACGCGGGCGTCGGTGAACACCCGGCTGCTGCTGGTGCGGGGGCTGCCGACAGCCCGGGTCGGCACACCGTTGCGGCGGGCCCGGTGGATCCACGACGGCACCGGCATCTACGGGCCACGCCACACCCGCATCGTCCCGAGACGGGCGAGGTTCCTGCGGTTCAAACCGAAAGGATTACGCCGTTACATCTACGTGCGGTCGGTGAAGGGAATGCCCGCGAACCCGTTCCTCACCGACGCCCTACCCGCCGCGAAGGATTGACCGTCACCGATCGTCGTCGGGCTGGTTCTACGGTCATGAAGACCGGCAGACACCGCCCCGAGGAGCCGCTATGGTCAGATCGTTCACAGTCAGTCGTGAACCAAAATCGATCCCGGTCGGCGGTGAGATGTTCGCCGCCATGCCGGTCATCTCAGCTATCAGCCTGGGTGGGCTGCTGGACAAGCTCGTCGAGATCCAATCTGTCGCCGACGGATTGGGTGAGACGGGAACCACACACGTCGAGTCGATGAAACGGATCACCAAGCTTGTCGATGAGGCGTTCAGTCTGGTGCTGCTGCCGGAGTCGGCGCAGCGGCTACGGGACCGGCTCTACGACCAGGTGAACCCGGTGGACGTGTCCAGAGAGGCCATTCCGGCGATCGCGGAACTCGTCACCGAGTACACCGGGCGCCCTACTTCGCCGTCGCCGTCCTCTACCAGCACCTCGACGACAGGCGATGGCCTCTTTTCGACGGATGGTGCGCCAGCCGCGGATTCGACCCCCTCGACCTTGACGGGCGCCGCTTCTGCAATCTGACCCACCACTGGATTCTGGCGACCACGTCGGGCGACAGCCACCAACAACTCAACGATCTTGTGTTTGGGCCGCACACCGACCACACGCCGGATGAATCGGATCCCGAGTCAGGGCTGATACCGCCGTCCTGGTGGCAGGGAGACGAGGAAGCCGCGCAAACGAGCATGACGGCCCTGGCTACACGGATGTGAGGTTACGGCCGTCGCCACGGGGGACGGCCGTAACCGTATGAGCCAGCCGATCGACACCGCGTACGTCGAGATCAAACCAGATCTTGGCCGGTTCGCCGCTGAACTGAAACGTCAACTTGATGTTGCGCTGCGCCAGATGCAGGCCAACGTCAACACGTCGATGCGGGAAACCAGCAAGCAGGTCGCCGACGAAGGCCGGAAGGCTGGGAAGGACTACGGCAGGAATCTAGCCGATAGCACAGCCAGCCAGCTTAAGAAGACCAGCAAGAAGATCACCGACGAGGGGCGGCAGGCGGGGGACGCGTTCGGTGATGGTCTGCGCCGCGGGGTGCTACCCGCGGCCCGGCAGGCCGGCGACGCGGTCGACGACCTCGGCGACGAGGCGTCGAGCACCGCCCGTCACGTCGGGCGTCTCGACAACGAGATCGAGGATTTGAACCGGTCGTTGGCGGCGCTGGCTGTCGCCTATACGGCGGCCGGTACCGCGGCTAAACGCGCCGACATCAGCCAGTCGATCCGTGGCAAGCGGCAGAGACTACGCGAAGTAACTGACGTGCGTGGGCTGCTACCTAGCGTCGGCGACGCCACCGCCGCCGGCGCCAAAACGGCGGAAGAGTTCGCTGCCGGGTTCGGTCAGATGCTGGCACGGTCGCCGATTAGCCCGTATCTACTTGCCGCGCTGGCTCCTACGTTGCCGCTGATCGCCACCGCAGTCTCCGGTGCACTGTTGGCCGGGCTATCCACCACCGCCGTGGCCGCCGGGATCGCCGCCGCGTTCCAACGCGCCGACGTCAAAACCGCCGCCGCGGGACTCAAAACCGAGTTGCAGCCGGTGTGGGCCGGTATCGGGAGCGATTTCGCCGACCAGACCACGCAGGCGTTGAAATTCATCCGCTCCGATATCAGGTCGTTGGGGCCTGACCTGCGTGAGGCTCTGCGTCCAGCGGCCGGGTACATCCGCCCGTTGACGGAAGGATTCTCCGGGCTGATACACAGCGTGTTGCCGTCGCTGCGGCGTGCCATCATCGCGTCCCAGCCGGTAGTGGAGGCGTTGGGGCGGCGCCTACCGGAGTTGGGGCGTTCGATCGGAGCGGTCTTCGACGCCATGGCCACTCACGCCGACGCCGCAGCGAAAGGCTTGAACATCTTCTTCCGGATCCTGGAGTTCGCCCTGGAGTCGATCGCCGGGACGATCAGCGTGTTGTCGCAGGCGTTTTCTACGGCGGAGGTTGTCGCCGACAAGGTGACCTCGTTCCTCGGGCTACCGAAGTTGTGGGCCGAAGGCACCGACCAGGCGCAGGAGGGCACATCGTCGTGGGGTGCCTCACTGGAAGGGCTCGCTGACGAGTTCGCCTCTACCGGTGACGCCGCAGCCACCGTGACTCAGGCGTTCGATGAACTGTTCAACTCCCAACTTGGTGTGGACCAGGCCACGATCAGCTACCGGAACGGTCTGGCCGATCTGAAGGAGCAGTTGCTGGAGGGCACACGGACGCTGGATGAGAACACGGCTGTCGGACGCCAACACCAGCAGGCGATCTTTGACCAGATTTCCGCTATCGGCGCGTTGCGGCAGGCCCGCATCGAAGATGGCACCACGGTGGAGCAGGCGAACCAGCTTTATCTGGATGAGATCGCCGCGTTGAAGCGGACAGCGATCGGTGCCGGGTACACGGCGACCCAGATTTCCGGGCTTACCGCGGTGTATGAGGCGGTCCCGGGTGCGGTGAAGACGCGGGTGTCGGTGCCGGGCGCGTCTGGTTCACTGTCGACGGTCAACAGTTTGAAGAAGCGTTTGCAGGAGTTGGACAAACTGGTTGTCCAGCCGACGATTTTGTCTCCGGCTACCGGGTTTTTCGGTTTCTCGCACGGTGGTCTGATCCGCGGACCTGGCACCAGCACATCGGATTCGATCACTACTCGTGTGTCTACCGGAGAGTTTGTGGTGCGGGCGGCGGCGGTGCGTCGCCCGGGTGTGCTGTCACTGTTGGATGCGATCAACGCCGGGCAGGTGCGTGACGTCTCGGCGCGTCTGGCCGCGTTGACGGCGCCGCCGCGACGCCGCCCTGCGCCGCAGCCGGCTGCGGCGCAGGTGGCCGTGCCGATCGGCCGGTTCGACGGGTCGGATCGGCCGATCGATGTGCATCTGACGGTGCAGCTCGGTGACGAGGTGATCGACCGGCGGGTGGAGCGGATCGCTGGCCGCCTTGATCGGGCGAACAACGTCTTCCAGGCGCGTGCCCTCACCTACGGGCAGCGCACCGTGTGACAGACAACTACCAGAGGCAGTCACCGAACCGGTGGGCGCACGCCTCCACCAGCCATCAATCGACTGTCATGAGTTCAGGGTGGTTGTTCCGTAGCGTCACATCCGATGGTGGCAGTACCGAACCTGCCGCCGTGGGCCGACCGCTCGATGCCGCCTACCAGGACCGTGTGACATGGCCACCCTGACCGCTACCGTCGACGACACCACCGCCAGCGTGCAACTGGTCGGCACATTCAGCGGATACCCGGACGGAACCCCCATCACCGTCTACCGGGTCACCCCCGACGGGGTGGAAACCGCGGTGCGGGGCGCTAACCCGGTTCTCACCTCGGATGGAACATTTGTCATCTACGACTTCGAGGCGCCGTTAGGAGTGGCGGTCACCTACCGGGCCGTAGACCCCTCAGGGCTGATCGCCTACGACTCCTACACTCGCACCGTCGCCCCCGGCGGGTGGGGCTCCACCGACACCGGCCAGGCGTACACCACCTCCGGCACCGCTGCTGACTTCTCCGTCGACGGCACCCAGGGAATCCAAGCCCCCACCACCGTCAACTCGTTTCGTAGCGCGGTCATCAACGTCGGCACCCCAACCCAGCACATACGTTTGACCACCGGTGTCTTTGCCGTCACCGGCGCGGTCACCGGGATCGGTATCGTCACCGGCGCGCCGATCACCGCCCGCGCGTGGGGCCGCTACACCGACGCCAACAACTACTACGAGGCGCAACTGTCCTACAACACCGACGACACGGTGGACCTGTACCTCACCGAACGGGTCGGCGGGGTGGGGGCGGTGCTGGCCGGGCCAGCCGAGGTAGCCGCCTCGTTCACCGACTACGAACAGTTCACCATCGATTTCGACATCTCCAACACCGTCTATCCGGTGCTGCGGGCCAAGGCGTGGGCGACCGCCACCGAACTGCCACCTGCGGCGTGGGATCTGGAGTACGTCGCCACTTCCGGGGTGCTCACCTCCGGCGACTCGGCCGGGGCGGCATCCCGGCTGGAAACCGGTAACACCAACGTGAACCCACAGATCCTGTTCGATGACCTGTACGTGTGGGGCACCGAAGTCGAGGCCACCAGCGGTCAGGTCACCCTGGACGACACCTACGCCTGGCTGAAAGACCCGTACGCCCCCGGAAACAACATGCGCATCGACCTGACCACAGAGATCTACCGTCCGTGCGAGGGCGCCGGCTTGACCGCGGTGTTGGAGACGTTCGGTGCGGACAGCCGCGTCTCCGCGACCGGCGTGTTCGACATCGTCAACAGCGCCGACCCGATGACTGTCGCGCATGCCCGAAAATCCCCGGCGACGGAGATGAGCATTATCTCCAGGCAACTGTCTGATATCACGGCTATCGCCGCCCTGCTGGCTCCAGGGTCTGACCTGCTGTTGCAGTTACCGGCCACCTACGGGCTGTTCAACAGCACGTACGGATCAGAATGGGTCACGGTGGAGGACGTCACCACCGGCCGGATCACCGTGGACATGCGCACCCCGCTACGTCGATGGACGATCCCCTACCGGGTCACCAGCACACCATCCGACATCGCATCCGGGTTGACCGGAGGTAGCATCCCCGCCCCGTCAACCGCTACCTGGCAGGCACTGGCCGACTCCGGTAACACCTGGGCGACCCTGGCCGCTACAGGCAACACCTGGTCGGACGTAGCGCAGGGGGACTACGTCTGATGGCCCACACCGTCTCCTCGCCGCGTCTGCTGACCGCGCTGGACGGCAGCCACCGGATGACCCCCGATGTGTGGCTGCTACGTGACCCGCCGGTCCAGATGCCGATCGTCGACGGGTCGGTGACCGCATCGTACCTGCAGCAAACCGCTCGTACCGCGACGCTTGGAGTCGACACGCAGGTGTTGACGTCTCTTGACGTGTCGACGTTGTCCGACGTGGTGATGATCCGTACCGGTGTCACCGGTATTGAGATGGTGCCGGTGTTCACCGGCCGCGTCGACAGCGTCGACGACGACGACACCGGGATGGTCACCATACACTGCGTTGACCGCGGTGCGGACATCATCCGGGCCAGGTTCGAGGTTCCGTGGGCCGTGACCGCGGGGAAGTCGGTGGTTTCCGAAATCCGTAAGATCATTCAGGATGTCGATTCAAGTTTCGTCTTGGATGTTGAACCGAATGTCACTGATCTACTGACCCCGGTCATGGTGTTCGGTGAAGACCGTGGTGGCGCGTTGGATGAGCTTGCCTCGTCGCTGAACTCGGTCTGGACGGCGAACAGGTACGGATCGCTATCTCTGTTCCGGAATCCGTACAGCATCAGCACGGAGATCACATCAGTTGCGGTGATCACCGACGGTGCGAACGGGAGAATCAGCCGATACGCGCGTAACGTCGCCAGGGAGAACATCGCCAACTCCGTGACGCTAATCGTGGAGCGTAGCGACGGCAGCGACCCGATCAGAGTCACAGAACGCGACGACGACCCCACATCCGGAACATATTGGGGTGGGACCTTCGGCAAACAGAACATCATCGTGTCCAACGCGACGCCGCGTAACGAAACCTCGGCCCGCGTCCTCGCCCGGCGCATCCTCAACCAGTCCCTGGCTGTCATGCGTACGTGGCGCATCGAAACGCCGCACTATCCGATCCTGGATCCCGGAGACGTCATCACCGTCGACTACGGCGGTGATGTGACGCAGCAGGTGGTGGAGGGCATCACTTATCCGCTGATGGCTACTGACTCCGGGATGCTGACGACGCGTGAGCTGCAAATGCTCAGTCTGGCTAGCTGAGGAGGGGAAAGAGTATGACGCAGCCCCTCGCGAGCGCGATCGCCAGTCAGCAGACGCCGGCGGCTGGCCTACGGATAGGCAGGGTGATCAGTTTTGACACCGGCTACGTCAACGTCGCGGTCTCTGGTGCCAGTGTGCTGTTGGGGGCGACATACCTGATCGGCGGATATACGCCGGTTGTCGGGGACATTGTTCTGCTCACTAATCTTGGGTCGCAGTGGGTCGTGCTTGGTGAACTGTCAGCCAACCCGGAAATCAACGCTGTCAAGAACAACTCGTTTGAAGATATAGACCAAGATGCGTCATTTCCGTATCACTGGACGTCGTACATTCCCGCCGGCCAGTCTGTTGACATGGCTGTCGGCTATAGCAACGTCTGGGGCAATATGATCGATGGCCAGTTCGCCGCCTACGTGCAGGCTGACTTCATCAATGATGCGTCGGTGATCGCAACCGGCACAGCCTACGTCATCAGCGACTTGTTTTCGGTGACGGAAGGTGACCTGTGGTCGCTGAGCGGCTGGGTCACCGTGTCATCTGGCGCCAGCTACAATTTCGCCGAAACGCAAGCTGACATATTCATGTACATATATTCGAATCCGGATGACACGTATCCGACGTCAACGCCGGTGACCTCGTTTTCAGTGATTGAACCGGGGCTGATCGCTGAAGGGATCTGGCTGAAGCTGTCAGCTTCATATCCTGTCGGCTGGGGCGGATTCCGTATCCCCACCGGCGGCGCGTACGGCCAGATCGTGTGCCAGGGCTCATGCACGCGGAGACCTATTAGCGGTTTAGTCGAGACATCGGTGGTCATGTACTTTGATCGGATTCAGGCGATGCGTGTAGGGAATGTGGGAGCTGAGGTTACCGGATAATGACTACGTCTAGTGCTGATCAGGGTTTGGTGTTGCCTAGTTCTGGCGATAGCAGTGACGCTGTTACGGCGTTTACGTCGTATAACGATGGGGTTGAGTCACGTCTTGTCAAACGGTACGCCTCAGCGGCGGAGCGTACCGTCCGGAACCCAACCCCCAACGAAGGAGAACTTGGGCACGTCTCCGCCACGAGCAGGTTTTACGTTTATGACGGCTCCGCTTGGGTGGACCTGCTGGAGCAGTCAGCTCCTGAATCAGTCGTGGGAACTGACGGGACCGATGCCTCCAGCCTCAGCAGCACGACGTACGCCACCGGAGCGACGGTGTGTAGCGCCACCTTCACCGCGTCGTCGTCTGGCCGGGCGTTTGTGCATCTTTACGGACGGCTCGGCTCGGACGGCACGAACCGCACATATCTGAGTTTCGCGATCAACGAAGATGATATCGGCGGCGTCGAAGTTCTCGGCGCCAGCGACAACAGAGCTTTGACCGTGCAGATAAACAGCCCGTTCATCGGCCTCGGTATGACCAAGCTGGTCACGGGGCTCACCGTCGGGCAAACCTACTTCGCGTATGTCGTGTACCGCGTCTCCGGCGGGTCATCAGGCGCATACGTTCACCGTGAAATCGCCGTTGGCCCGGCGACGTGAGGGGTTACTGTGACTACGTCTAGTGCTGATCAGGGTTTGGTGTTGCCTAGTTCTGGCGATAGCACTGCCGCTGTTACAGCGTTTACGTCGTATAACGATGGGGTTGAGTCACGTCTTGTCAAACGGTACGCCTCCGCGGCGGAGCGTACCGTCCGGAACCCAACCCCCAACGAAGGAGAACTAAGCTAC